TAGAGATGCTGATTTTGATGCTTTTGTTATTGGTAACTGGGATTCACATTTAGTATCAATTTATACTCCATATCTTGAAGTAAATAAATTTGATATTCTTAAAGATGGAGAGTTTGCTTGTCAAAAACTTAGACTTAATTTTGATGAAGTTTATAAGCGTACAAATACAAGTTATAAACCAATATTTATTAAACATGATTGGGCTGATACAATAAATAATGGTGTTTGGTATTCTGATTATAAATCAGCTGCATCAGTAGAACGTATTGAAGCATTTATTAAATTAGGTCGTCCTGATCCTGTAGCTTATGCTGATGAAACAGGACCTGTAAGTTGGGAAATTGCTAAATCCCACGTAGAAAAAGTTTTAGCAGAACATAGTAATCAATAAACAGTTATATATGAGTTATCAAACAAATGTTCGTGCAAATTACATGAACAGAACAGCAAAGTTAGCATTTTACAAAGCTCGTCAACGCCAAGGAGATACAACTCGCCTTGCAGAAGAAACAGGTTTTACTACCCGTTTTGTAAATTACGTTAAGGCTGGTGAGCGTCGTATTAATGACACTCTTGCTAATGCAATGTACAATCTTGCACGTCGTCGTACAAAAACTAACGAATTAGCTACGGCTTAATTCAAACCTAAGGTCCCAACTTCGGTTGGGACCTTTTTTAATTTAAATTATGATACATATTATAGAACATACTTTAGGACTGTGTGGGGAAAAACACATTAGCTTAATAGCTATAATTTCTGAATGGCAAAATCTTATTCCTACATTCAATTATATTAAAACTTTATTTAAATGAGTAAAATAGATCCTAAAAAATTATTAATATCTAGTGACTTCTACTCTGTCCAAGGTGAGGGTATATCATCAGGTGTACCTTCATACTTTGTTCGTTTAGGTATTTGTAACCTAACTTGTGGTATGAGTAGAGCATTTGCAAATAATCTTCTAAAAGAAGCATCATTAGAAGATGGAGAAATATTCGTTGGTGATTTACATGCTGAAGGTAAAGCAACTTGGACTTGTGACTCTACAAGTCAATGGCTTTGGAGAGGTGTAGATCAAGAATTTGATTATTTAATTAATCGTTGGAAAGAAGAAGGTGTATATGATGATATTTTAAAAGGTGATGTCCATATTATATGGACAGGTGGAGAACCAACAATTAAAGGTCATCAACAATCAATTGTTAATTTTACTAATTATTGGCTACAGAGACATCTTGATAATACTGTTAGTCCATTTTATGAAATTGAAACAAACGGTACAGTTGTAATTGATGAGCCATTATTTAAAATGCTTGACCAAATTAACTGTTCACCTAAATTATCCAATTCAGGTATGGATGCAAAACAACGTATTGTACCTGCAGCTATCAAGCGTATAATGGAGCATAAGAATTATCAATTTAAATTTGTTATATCCAATGAAGAAGATGTTCAAGAATTATTTCGTGACTTTGTTGTACCATTTAGCATACCGCTTAAAAATGTAGTTTGTATGCCTGGATTAGATGATGTTAAGGATTTTGAAGAACGTACTCAATTCTGTTTAGAAATGGCTAAAAAATATAGATTTAGAGGATTAACTAGATTACATATTGCTGCTTGGAATAAAACATTAAATGTATAATATGAAAAAACTATTATTAATCTTATTATTTGTACCTTTATTTACTATAGGACAAGATAAAGTAAAATTTATAGCAGCAGGTGTAACTTGCTCAATGTGCTCTAATGCTATTCTTAAATCTATAACCACTGATAAATCAGTACAAAAAGTAGATCCTAATTTACAAACACAAGAATGGAATTTAGAATATCCTAAAGGTGAGTTTAAGTTAGAATTGCTAAAGAAAAGAGTTGAAGATGCTGGCTTTAGTTTAGCTAAAGTATGGTTAAATAATGAGTTGATATTTGATAGTAAGAAAAAGAAACTTACTAAAAAGTGAGTATACTTTATCTTATATTAGGATTAATAGTAACATTTGCTGTCCCTTTAGGTATGTTAAAGCTAGCTATTTGGTATTCTGATAAAATTAGTAAAAATAAATAATATAATATGCCAAAGTATAAAATAATGGGTGAACGTACTTTAGTTGAAGCATGGACCTATATTGTTACCGCTGACAGTGTTGATGAAGCAATTGAATTAGTTGAATATTGCCCGGATGGAATGTGTGATGGAGTTCAACGCTTGCAAGATGATCAGTGTTATCAAGACGATACTGAATTTACATTATTAGAAGAAATTAAAGAACCAAAACCAAAGAAAAAAGCAGTACCTAAAAAGAAATCTAAAAAGAAATAATATGGAAATACTTAATTTTCAAGACTGGGGTAATCCTAAATCCTTTTGGAAAGGATTAATTTGGGGATTGATAACTTTTTTCTTATTTTTAATTATAATAAAATAAAATATGGAATTATTAAAAAAATCAAATGGTAGTCTTGCTCGTACACCAGAACAAATCGAGCAAATGATAGATAAAGCAGCTGAAGCATATGGACATTTTCTTAATGCTGTTGGATTTGATTATACAGCTGATAGACAAACAGTAGATACGCCTCGTCGTGTAGCTAAAGCGTGGTTAAAAGATCTCATTGTAGGATCAATTACAAATGAACCAAATATTACAGTATTCCCTAATGATGAAGGGTATAATGGATTAGTAATCCAATCAGGCATTCCTATTGTTAGTATGTGTGCACATCATAATTTAGCATTTACAGGGTATGCTACTGTAGCTTATGTTCCTGGTGAGAATGTAATTGGTTTAAGTAAATTAAATCGTATTGTTGAATGGTTCTCTCGTAGACCACAAATGCAAGAATCATTAACACAACAAATCCACGATTATCTTGCAACTAAAATGGATTGCCCATCAGTAGCAGTTAGTGTTGCTTGTAAACATACCTGTTGCTCACACAGAGGTATTAAACATCCGTCTGTAATGACTACAAATAAATTTAGTGGTGTATTTATGGAAAAAGATAATTTAATTAGAGAAGAATTCTTACACGCAATTGAAGTAAATGGAACAAAATTTTAGTAAACGATTTTTAGAGTGGAGTGATATTGATAGAGCAGTCGAAAGACTTGCTCTTAATATTGAAGATAGTAAACAAAAAATAGGAGCTATAAAAGGAATTGCTCGTGGTGGTCTTATTCCTGCTGTATTATTATCTCATAGATTAGGAATACCTTACATAACAGAAGATGATAATAGCACAGAAGACTATATTCTAGTAGTAGATGATATTTGTGATACTGGAGAAACATTAAAAGAATATTCTAAATATGAATCAATTCTTATAGCAACTCTCCACTATAAAACATCAGCTATGATTGAACCAGATTTTTGGTGGAAAATAGCTCCTGAAAATGAATGGATAGTTTATCCATGGGAAAGAAAAGATTCAAAAATAATACCAGACTATGCAACAAAAAGAAAGTAAAACAAATTGGCATTTTTGGCTTAGTATGGTTAAGTCAGTTTTCAGAATATTTGCTGGCGTAGCGGTTGTATTTCAAGATTTTGAAATTGGAGGTTTTTTATTTATATTAGCTGAGGCAATTGGAATTGCCGAGGAATTTTAGTATATTTATCTATATGATTATAATAGATGCCAAAAGATGTAGTTCAATAGAACAAGCTTTAAAACAATACAAAAATAAACATAATAAGCTTGGCATTATTAAAGAACTTCGCGAACGCCAAACATTTACAAAACCATCTGTAAAACGCAGAGGTGAAATATTAAAGGCACAATATATAGAATCTAAACGAGTAAAATAAAGTTATGTTAAACGCAAAACAAATAGTTGATGAAGGTTTACTTCTACTAGAAGAAACCAAAGGCAAACCAGCACAAGTTGGTTATGATTTATCACTTAAAGCAGTACAAAAAATAGGCAATAAGATAAATGGTGCCTATAATTTATCCTCTTTTAGTAGTAAAATTGGTAAAGTACTAAAAGATAAAACCGAATTAACCACCTACACTCCAGTTGATTCTATTAATTTAGATGGAGTAAGAGGTTGGCTATTACATGAAGGTGTATATGATATTACTTTTAATGAAGGGTGTAAAATCCCAGACAATAGAGTAGCATTCATTAAACAACGTTCTTCCTTGTACCGCAATGGTGCAATAATTAACAGTCCTGTATTTGACCCCGGTTTTGAAACACAAAATATGGGTACATTACTTTATGTTCATGAAACAATATTTATTGAACAAGATGCTAGAGTAGCACAAATTTATTTTCATGAATGTTTATCTGCTGAAAAATATAATGGACAGTGGCAAAATGATAAGCAACGTAGTTCGCTATAATATTTATAGGTATGCCTATAACATTATCAAATAATAGCGGAACGGGTAACTTTTTACTGATAAACAATACTAATAGTGGTAACTTTGCTTTGAATTTTAGTAGTAGTGTAGTCCCTCCTGTTAGTGGATCTGTTTTTTCTCTTATAAATACTATTATACCTTATTTAAGAGCAAACAGTGGTAGTTTAAGAAATCCAAATTTCTTTACTTATTTCTTAGATGGTGGTCCTTATTCTATAGCAGATGGTGGAAATGATATGTATGATATTGGTAACTTTACCGCTCCTTGGTTGCGTAATAATACTAGCTACTTAAATAGTACTTCTATTCCTACCCCAACCCCAGCTTTAAACTATAGTTCTCAATCATCTACTTTAACTGACACTAACTTTTATTATGCTTCATTTGGATATAGTCAATCAACTGGTTCCTTCCCAGCAGGTTCACAAAATGGAAGATTTCATCCACTAACAATAATTGGAGCTAGAAGTGGATCAGGACCAATTGGATTCCAAAAAGCAGGTAATATTGGAGCAGATGGTGGTGGATCTTTAACTACAGCAAGTATATATTCTGGATCAGTAGTAAATGGATTTACAACTTATGCATTCTACCGTCAAACATTTGGACAGTCAGCAGATCCAGCTGTATGTGATGTTTATATACTACTAGGTCACCCTAATTGGGGATCTACATTTGGTACAGTAATATCTGGTTCAAATGCTAGTACAGATAATAATGGTGGTACTCTATATGCTACTGGGTCATCAAGTGAATTACTTGCAATAACTACTTTATTAAGTAGAACAGGATCAATAGCAATTACACTTAATGAAGTTAAAACTGTAGTTGATAATTATACTACTTTAATAAAAACAGTACTTAATTATTAATTTGACTTTGTCAAAATAATTTTACATATTTAGTTATATTTATAATAAATAAATCAGTTTATGCAAAGAAATTACATTGAAAATAATAAAGATTTAACAATTTTTACAATTGACAATTTTATCTCAGATGAAGATTGTAATTATCTATGTGATCTTATTGAAAAAAATAACTATAGGTCTCTAGTAACTGGAGAAGGCAACCAATATAGTGTTGCTAATGATAATAGAACTAGTTCAACTTCTACTTTAGAAAATACTGATTCTATAGTTAAAAAAATAAACGAAAATATTGCTAATGAACTTCAAGTTCCTACTAAAAATGGAGAAACTCTTCAAGGCCAATTATATGAGATTGGACAAGAATTTAAACATCACCATGATTATTTTTCAGGAGATGGATATATAAATCATTGTTTAGCTAGCGGACAAAGAACATGGACCTGTATGGCTTATCTAAATGATGTTGAAGAAGGAGGTGAAACTGATTTTCCTCAAATTGAGGTAAAATTTAAACCCAAAAAAGGAATGGCTGTATTTTGGAGTCATTTTGATAGTAATGGTAAAGAAAATCCCGCTTCTCTTCATGCTGGTACTCCTGTTATTAAAGGTAAAAAAATAATTATAACAAAGTGGTTTAGAAAAAATGAATGGATAGCTGGGGCAGATAGTCAAGCCGCTCAAAAACATCATGATAATTTAAAACAACAACAATTGGAAAGTAAAACATTTAAAAACCCTTTAGAACTTCCTAAATTAACTCCATTAGGTTTTAAAGTAGTAAAAGTACCTGCAGACACATGGCAATTAATTCAGGAATCTTATGGATTACTAAAAAATGTAATAAGACAAGAAAATTGGGAAGGCATTAAAAATATAATTCATGACAAAGATGGTAATGCCCCCGTTGAAATAATGTCAATGGATAACTGCCCTCGTATACGTCAGATCATCCATAATGAACTTAAACCAATTCATGAAGAATTTTCAGGGGAAAATTTAGAACCTACTTACATTTACGGGATAAGATCATATAAAAGAGGAGCTATTTTAGAATCCCATAAAGACAGGATAGCAACTCATCATATATCTGCTATTATTATAGTTGATAAACAAGTAGATAGAGATTGGCCACTTGATATTCAAGATCATGAAGGTAATTGGCACAAGATATATGCTGAAGTCGGGGATATGATTTTATACGAGTCTGCAATCTGTGAACATGGAAGAAAAGAACCACTAGAAGGTGAATATTTTAGAAATTTCTTTGTACATTACAAACTAAAAGACTGGGTTTATAACGGATGATTAGTATACCTGTAGCAGTTGCGACTCCTCATTTTAAATGGCAGATCTCTCTATTTGAATACCAGCATTTTAAAGTGTATGGGGAAGAAGCAGTAAATAAAGCCATTATTCCAATTGTTAAAAGAAATTTTAAAAACCAAGAAAAAATTGAAAATGTAGATTGGGGTATAAAACTTCCATATCGTATGGTAGAATCTGTATTAGATTTATATAATTTAGATGAAGAAATTTATATTCCTTCTAATTGTTATGCCGCTATCAAACAAATAATACATGAAATTAATGATGAAGAATGTATTGAAATACTTGATGCTGATATGCCCCATATAAGACCATATAGTGGATATATTCCAAGTGATGATGAAATATTAGCAGATGATAGATATGAATCATGGCATATGTTTATATCAAAAGAAGATGGTATTAATAGAAATATTATACAGAAATATTTAAAACATAATGATAATCAATATATGAACGGTGGTTCTAATATAATTTGTAAAGCATCTACTATGAAAAAAATAATAGATGAAGTTATTGAGGTTGGATTACAAATTGGATTAGAACATAAAGGTACAAAACATTCTTGGTGGCAATCTATGTATGCAATTAATGTAGCCTGTCATAATAATAGAATAAAAATGATTTCAAGAGATGGATGTTATTTTCCAAACATAAATGAAATAGATTTATCTAAACACCATGTAGTACATTATAGTTGTGATCCTATTTTTAATAAATCACAATTTCCTTTAATTAATATAAAAGATTTTCCCAATAATGCTTTTTATAATGCTGTTAAAAGTTGGATTTACGAAAAATAATGGAAACAATATTAGTACAAATAGCATGTAGATTAGATAAAGAAGTTAAAAAAACAATAATTGATTTATACAAAAAAGCAGATAATCCTGATGCAATTGAGATTATTGTAATAAATCAAGATTTTGAAAATGATATGTGGAAACAGTCTGATTTTCCTGATAAGGTAACCCTTATTAATATTGAAGAAAGTAAAACTAGAAATTTAGCACACACTCGTTCCTTTTGTAAATTATATATAAAGCCATCTCATAAATATTTTATGAATATTGATGCTCATAGTAGATTTGATGAGCATTGGGATACTACACTTATAACAGCATACGAAAATTATGGGAAAAAATGTATGATAAGTGTTTATCCAAAAGGATATCAAGTAAAACCAAATGGGGAAGATTTTTTAATCTTAGATAATTCATTTGCTATAAATTATTTTAATACGGTACCCACTGGTATTTTTAGAATTGAAGCTATACCTGTACCTGTTGTAACAAAAGAAAAATACTATAGAAGTTTAGCTGCTGGGGGATTTCATTTTACAATAATTGATTGGGTATGGGAAGTTGGATATGATCCGTATTGTGAATGGAATGAACATGAACTAAGTATTTCACTTAGAACTTATTGCCATGGGTATGATGTAATTAGTTATCATGTTAGACCTATATATCATTTATATGACCATACTCAACGAAAATCATTAAAATCACCTACATTTAATTATGGTATTAACTCATCTGAAAGAATGAAATCATTGATAAAAAAAGAAAATAAAACTTTTTTAGAAAATGTGTATCCACTAGGTGACAAAAGAACTTTAGAAGACTTTGAAAAAGAATATAATTTTGAAATAAGCAAACATATATGATGCTATGAAAAATATTAATAAACCTATTCAATTATTTAAAGTACACATGAATTCTAATGCTAAAATAGAAGTAGGAAAAGTACTAGATAGTGGATATATAGGACAAGGTTCTAAAGTAGAAGAATTTGAAAAAAAACTAAACGAATATTTTAATTCAGACAGAATAGTAACAGTAAATTCAGGAACATCAGGATTAC